TGATCTTCTTTTTCATAGTCACAAAGCTTCGACCAATCAATGTTCTCTGGCATCGCCTCTTTAAGCGTAGTATACTCAGACTCAGTGCAATCCTGATACGGAGCCTGCTTATAAGAATGTTCAGCATGAGGGAGGAAACTAACGCCCGAAATACTGTCAAAGTTTTCATAGACCCAATCTCCTACCTTCAACCATTCTTCTTCACGTACACTGACAGTGATAGATGGCTTGTGTTCACACCACGAATTTTGATATACCTTCCACAACTCTAGTTGTTCGATTGCTGACATGTCATCTCTACACACAGCACTTGATGGTGACTTCATAGGAAACGAGAACACCGTTGTGCTTTCTGGTTTCATAAAGTCTGGTTCAGCAGGAATGCCAGAGTCAATCATAAACTGTGTCATAGGGTCTTTATTATCTGCACGTACTGTACGTACATAGTGTGGATTGTGGCGGGCGTGAATGCCTGACGCACTATCTACAAGCTGTGACACAGTACCAGAAGGCTTAACGCAGGTGATAGCGGCAGACTGTTGAATGCCCATATCAGATGCAATCTCTGCATTCGTATCAATGGCTACCTGTTTTAATTCTGTAAGCCATCTGTTTGTTTTTGCTAGACCGTCTGAACCATTAAGAATGCTGTGGTCCATAATACCTGTTAGACTTACACCCAACAAACGCTCTTCTTGTGTGTTAGTTTTCCAGATAGAACGTAGATACTTAAAGTCAGTCATGCAAGACTGAAACGTACCTAAGATTGTAGCGTGTCGTACCTTTGTTCTGAGTGTCGCTAGTGTATCTGTAGCACGAACAACTACCTCAGATAGATTACAGAATTGATATGGTCGCAGAATAATCTCTGAGCAGGGGTTAGTACCCCACTCAATAGGTTTATTGTTTTTAGTCTCTAGCTTTCTGCGACCATTCTTAGCAGCCTGCTTGTGTGCAGCCTGTCTGTTGAAGATGCCCCGCTCACCTGACTTACTCTCGTACAGTGAGTGCCACTCAGAGAAGAAAACTTCCATCGTAGGCTTTGTTTTGTAAGCCACTGAGTTGTTAGCTAAGGAACGCTGTGCTTCGTTAACCCACCACTCACCTGACTTAGCCTTACGCATAGAGGAGTCACCAAGATTAGACAGGGAGATTAAGGCACTTCTACGTACACCGCCGACAACTACAATCTCTCCAATCTTACACATGATATCGTGTGCTTCAACGGAGAATAGCCTGCGTCCTTCCGCGCCTTTGAACTTCTCAATACAGAAATTGAATAGGTCTTCAAGAGGTTCAGGACCAGATGCCCTACCACCAAACGTCATAAGTCTTGCGCCCGCTGGTCTTACTTTACTGATGTCCCACGAGGGTATTTCTCCAATGTACAGCCACGAAATCAATTCACGTAAGGCTTTACACCAACCTGCTTTACTGTCCTCAACAGAAATACTGATGTCCTTAACTGTAAAAGGACCGCCGACAATAGGTAATTTGTCTACACTCTCACGCTCTACACTAAACCCCACACCAGTGCCACACATAAGGATATACATAGCCTCATCAAATGAACGAGGGCTGTCTACAGGAATGTAGCTACAGTTGTACGACCCAACGTGGCAACGGTCCAAAGCTGGACCCGCAGTCATCACTGCTCGCATAGATGGCATGACGCCTAAGTTTAGTACGGAGTCCTCCACCTCAGAGAGAAGTGTTTTAGTTTTCAGGTAGCCAAACGTATTATAGACATAATTACCTACGTAATCGAAGTAACGTGTTACTGTTTCTTGCCAGTCCTCACGGCGTCCTTCTTCTTCCTTCCACCGTGCATAGCGGCTGAGTGCAATAAAGTTTTGATAGTCTGTAGGTAGCATATTACCCATATTAATTCCCCGTCTGTGTTGTTTTGAAGCCTACAATTGATAAACCATTAATATCGTAGATGATCTCTGTGAAGGTACGCTCAAGTTCCGCAGCCACATTATCATCTGTAGGCATAGGATAGTCTTCCGTATCTACCTCAACGGTAATCATCATACGTACTTTCATTGTTTTTGGAGTGTCCCAATTAATCTATTTAGATACCACTGTGCTTTCATTAAGTCTTTCACAGGGTCTTCTGCGTGTTTAAATCTGTAGCGGCTTACATACTTTAGTATGTTACCTTTAAGATAACCCTCAAATTCAGTCATGCCCATAGACTCTTTTAATAAGTCTATAGTTTCCATACCACTCATGTTATAGTGGGGGGGACTGTTTATCTCGTCGTCACTCATTTACCAAACCCCACAGAGATTACGTTACCCTTCGTTGTGAAGGAGGGGCCTGATTTTGTCTCTTCCTCTTGTTGGTCCATATTTAAAAGGTATTCGTTGTCTTCTTTTTCATGCCCTTTAATAACTAAGTCACGGGCCATATTGTATATCTCCTCATTCTCCTCATACAGATGAATGCTGGCGGATACCATATGAAGAACATTCTCCATCTTCTGTTCGTCTTCAGGACACAAACCATTGTCGTCATGTATGATGGCTTCAACCTCAATATCACCCGCCCAGCGACCATTAGATTTTATGATAGGGGTAAACTTTAGGTAGAAGCCGTCTTCCGTGAAGGAGTCTTTGAAGGTATTCATTTTTGTTTAGTCCCTTTGAAGTCGATGAATGATGGTATAGCGTCATTTGGTTCTTCTGTCAACCAGTCTTCTGGAATGATGCGGTCATAATACTTAAAACCTTTTTGTATGCACCACTGCCCGTAGGTATTTTTTGCACCTTTGTAAAGTTTAGCTTTACTGTTAGTAAAAACAAAACGAATATCCAATTCAGGATGCTGCTTTTTAATCTGTACATGTTTACGTCTGTCTGGGGATGTGAATAACCCTTTAGTCTCGATTATAATATTGTTAGTGAGTACAAAATCGGGGGTATAGGTTCTGTAAGATAAGTCTTCCCATTCAATCTTAACCTTTTCATATCGGTATTTCTGTCCGATACTGTCAAGACTTTCGGCAACCTTTACCTCTAAGCCAGACCTATACCCCTTCTTTCGAGCAGCACGAAACTGCTTTCTACTCATCAGTAAGGCCAGAAACTCGAAGCAAACTTATGCGCTGGTCGGAATGAATTGTATCCCAACTTTACCATTTCTTGTTGAATGGCTGCATCTGTGTCGCGTTTAGTTTCCATCAAACTACGTAGCATTGTAGTTCGTCTTTCACTGTACTCCTTTCGTGCTGCTGATAATTCTTCCTGTAGATTATCAACTGTTTCTTTCAGTTGTTCCATAGTAAGTTCATCATATAAATCAGTCATTGTATTTCTCCTCAATGTGTACGTAGTCCACCTCTGGTGGCTCTTTAGCGGTAGAGGGTATGGATGGTCTTGTGATTAAAGACTTGTAGCAATCCCTCTTATAGTCACAGAACTTACACCCTGAATTTAGAACTGTATTCCCCGTTGGCTTTCTCCTGTAGTATTCAGGAACTGCCTCAAAAGAGCGTTCAAACTCATTAATGTCTAACTTCTGCACCCTATCTTGTAATATAGTAATTTCTTCGTTCATGTCAAGATCATCTGCCTCAACATATTTGAAGTTTCCGTTTGCTTTATTTATTACCCACCAGCCACCGGCTTTTTTATTTAAGCCTTTAGCATAGCCTGCCAATTGTCCTACGTAACCAAATGAATCTCCTTTCTTTAAGGTTTGGAAGTTAGCGAACTTGTGCATATAGGACCACGGAGAGGCAGACTTAACGTCGTCAACAGCACCGTTGATACTAAGATCAGTTGTACCTTTAATGACAGTGCCGTCTTCTAATTCAAGCCTGACCTCTTCGCTGTCCGTATACTCTACACCAGCCTCAGTAAGAAGACCTTTAAAGACGGCTTCCACAATATCACCTAACATCATGTTAAGAATAAATGTGGTAGGTAGTGACCGTTCAATGTCGGGTCTGTTCTTCTGATACCAAAGCTGGCAATATGGTCTGCCTATATTAGACATACGTATTCTAAACGCTTGCGGACCACCCCCGCCGAACTGCCGCTCAAGTGAATCACGGACGCCCGCTACAATCTGTTCGATGGAGGAATGAGACATCGAAGTCTTGCCATCGCGTAAATCCGTTAGTAACTTGTGTAGTGACAATTCGGCGGGGTGATTCATTTAAGCAGCCTCCTCAGAAGCCACGTCAATGAACTCGTCCACTAAGTCCTTAGTGATATCGTCCACATCTTCTACATTATTCTCGTCCCACTTACTGAGTACGTAAGAGTTGTGGTCTTTAACCCAATCAAGAAAGTTAGTGAAGGTATCTTGATCGGAGTCCAGTAGATCAATCTTATTGTTAAGATCGAGTGCCACACGAGGTAAATAGAAGCTGTCACCATTTGGTAAGGGCTTCTCTTCAGTTGACAAGACAATGCCGTAGCTCATTGGAAGCTGCTGCATCTTGTACAACTTATTGAAGGGAACATTAACAGAGGTGTAAGCCTCATTGTTATTGACCTCCCAAATAGCTGCAATAGGATCAGGCGTATCCACAGGGTTGCCTTCGGCGTCAATGGCGTCCTTTACTGTCAGTGTACCGAAGATAGCCCGTGTTCTTTTAGTAGCACGGATAACCGACTTGACATTATCAGGAACCTGATTCCAATCTTCAAAGTACTGACTTGGCTTACCACAGTTGAAGCCTCCATCAGTATCCTTTAATTCTGACTTCAGGTCATTAGCCATCACGGTCTTTCGGAACCTGTTGGGTTTATCTCCATCCCCCATAATGAAACGCTTGTAAAATACACGCTGCATGAAGGGTCGAATGGTTACGTTGGAAGAATATAATTTCTTACCGTCCGCAACAGGTTCTTCAATGCGGAAGCTGCCTGCTTCAACGACTTCCACATTAACCTTCTTACCTTTGATGTCCTGCTTTGCAGAGATAGGCTTGTGTTGCAATGCCAGACGCATGAGGGAAGATGTTTTAGTTTCCGCAGATGGAGTACCCATACCTGCAAGCACTGCAAGTTCTGCGAAGTTAGTTGTGTTTAGGTTTGCTAGTTCGTTCATAGTAACTTACTCTCCTGTTAAGGTCCGCAGTTATATCAAAGGACATCTTTGGTGTCAAGCCAATTTGGTCCTATTTTTGCCTCTAAAAGTAAAGGCACGTTGAAGTCGATACCCCACCTCAAGTCGATGAGGCTTTTCAGATTATCGTTTGTATTATCAATCACTTGCAGTGCGTACTCCGTTTCATCTGGGTGTACGTCCAGCACGATTGAGTCATGCACTGTGTTAACAATGCAAGTATTTTTTCCTTTCAGTTGGTTTTCAATGTGGATTAAAGACAGCGGCACAATGTCTGCCGTAGCAAACGACTGCACAGGATAGTTCTTTATCTGTGTGAAGAATGTAGGTGTACCGTTTGCCCGTCTTGTTACGTCAGGAAAAGCAAAC